CGTGAACTCTGTCGTGCCCGGCGATTGGACGTTCAGGCAAGACGGATTCACGGTTGCCCGTGCTCGCCTTATCGCGGCCGACCTCACCGCCGCCGCTGACGCGCTCGCGGCGCTCGCCGCACCCTCCCCGAGCGTGGCCGAGGCGCGGTTCTGGCTTGAGCAGGCGATCGGCGCGGTAGCTGACGCGCAAGAGAACGCCGACTACAACGACCCCGAAGAAGCAAGCGCCGACCTCGCTGCAGCCAAGGCCGACTGCGCGATTGCCATTGACGCCTACGCCGCCGCGATCCGCGCCGACGTGCCGCCGGAGGTGCGGGAGGCGGCGGGGCGGGTCATGGAGTTCGTGTCGCTCGCGGGCTTCGTCATTCGAGGGATTCGCGTGAACGACCGCTCCGTCGATCTGCACCCCCACGACCTCCGCGCCCTCGCGCGGCATGGGCTGGGGGAGACGTGACGCGCCGGCAGTCCACCATCTGGGAATGGCGCGGACACATCACCGAACTTGACGACCTCTGGGCGGCGGTGTCGGGCAAGAAGCACAACCGGCGCTACGTGTTCCCGGATCGAGCGGCCTTCATGCGCACGGTGCGGCAGATGCAGAAGAGGGGATCGCTCACGGTGGTAGACCTGCGAGAGGCCAACCCGCCCGTCGGACAGGTGATCTTGTGGGGGCGCGACCCATGACCGGCCTCCCCCTCATCGCCCAGGCGCGCGCCGACCTCGAGCTCGTCGGCTGGCGGCTCAACGTCCTGCTCACCCTCGCGCACGAGCTGCTCGACGTGCATGAGTACCGGCGGGTGAAGACCGAGGCGCTGGCGCGACTGGCCGGCTGCTCGCAGGCGACGGCGACCAAGGCGCTCGCCGCCCTCGTCGCGCGCGGGTACCTGCAACGGCGCGACGACTACGACGGGCCCGAGTACCGGCTCTTCTGGACGCGGGCCTATTCCTCGGTGAATCAGCCCGACGCGCCGAGCTCTCCGCGACCCGCCGCCTGACGCCGACCTTGCGGGGGTGAGCGACCTCACGCCTCTCAACCGCCGCCAGCAGCAGTTCGTCCACGAGTACCTGCGCGACCTGAACGCCCTCGAGGCGGCGCGTCGCGCGGGGTACTCGGAGCGGAATCGCTCCATCGGCTCGGAGCTGCTCGCCCACCCGAGCGTCAAGGCGGCGATCGACACGGCGCTCGCCGCCCGCGCCAAGCGCCTCCAGCTCTCGGCCGACGACGTGCTGGTCGAGCTGGCGATCATCGGCCGCTCGGACGTGCGCTGGTTCGTGGTCGGCGATGACGGGAAGCTCGCGCTGGCCGAAGGGGCACCCGAGCATGCCTGGCGGGCCGTCCAGTCGGTGAAGACGACCGACCGGATCACCGAGACCGGCCGCGTGCGCACGATCGAGGTGCGGCTCTGGCCGAAGGTCGCGGCGCTGGATCTGGTGGGCAAGCACCTGGGCACGTGGAAGGAGCCGATCAGGTTCGAGGCCGTGCTGCCCCCGGTGGCCGAGTGGACGGACGAGCAATGCGAGCGCATTGCGCGCGGTGAGGATCCCGCGCGCGTCTTCGGGAAGGCCGGCGCGTGATCGCGGCTGACGTGCTCCCGCTCCGGGCGCAGGCGGAGCTCGAGCTGCGGCGCCGTCGCGCGTCGCGGACGCAGGCCCGCGTCGGCCTGCTCGACTACTGCCGCCGGGTCACGCCTACGTGGGACTGGGAGGCAGCGCATCTCCGGCTGTTCGCCGAGCATCTTGAGCGCCTGCGCCGGCGCGAGATCACGCGGCTCGCCGTCGAGCTGCCGGTGCGTCACGGGAAGCTGCTCGCGGACGACACGCCGATGCTGACGGCGCGCGGGTGGACGACGCACGGCGACCTGCGCGTCGGCGACTCCGTGCTCCACCCGTCAGGCCGCTGGGTGCGCGTCGTGGGGCTGTCGGAGCCTGCACCAGCCGACGTGCGCGTCGAGACGACGGACGGTGCAGTGCTCTACTGCCACGAGGAGCACGAGTGGACCTTGCTGTACCGGCCCAATCGCCGCACGGTCACCGTCGAGACGAGGTACCTGATGCGGACGCCCGTCACCAAGAAGCCCCGCACGCTGCACAGCGGCGGCAAGTGGATGTTCGGGCTGCCGGACCGTCGCGCGTCCGAGGCGGCGCCGTCCGCCCCGCCGCTCCCAGTGGCGCCCTATACGCTTGGCGCTTGGTTGGGCGACGGCACATCGAGCAAGGCGTGGATCACCCACGCTGCGTCCGACGTGGCCGTCGTGCGGCGCATCGAGGCCGACGGCTACGAACTGACGAAGCAGTATGTGCACAAGACGACCGGCGTGGTTTCGTCGGTGTTTCAGGCTCGCACGCGCGGCGGAAAGGGCAGTCCGCTGCACCAAGGGCTGAAGGCGGCCGGAGTGCTCAACAACAAGCACATCCCGGACGCGTACTTTCTCGCCTCGCGAGAAGACCGCCTTGCGCTGTTGGCTGGGTTGATCGATACAGACGGACACGTAAGCCCGGAAGGGCGCGTTCGCATCGTCTCCGCGATGCCGCGGCTGGCTCAGGATATCGCCGCTTTTGTGCGCACCTTCGGCTGGCGCGTGTCTGTGTCCACGTGCGATCCGGTCACGAGCACGACCTCCGGCATTTTCGGGAAGAAGGTCGTCTACCAAGTCGGCTTCCAGCCGGGAACCGACATCCCGACGGTACTCCCCCGGAAGCGCGTCGCGCGGGTATCCAGCAGCAAGGCGCCGGCAATCAAGTCGGTGCGCGTCGACCCGCAGGGAAAGATTGGGCGCTGCATCCAAGTCGACGCCGAGGACGGGCTGTACTGCGCCGGTCGGCATCTGACGCCGACGCACAACAGCGAGACCGGCACCGTCCGATTTCCGGCCCAGTGGATTACCGAGGAGCCGACCACGCGCGTGCTCATCGGGTCGCACTCGGCACTGCTCGCCCAGAAGTTCAGCCGCCAGGCTCGCCGACTGGTGCGCGCGGCCGGCGTAGCCATCAGCGCCGAGAAGGACACCGCCGCCGAATGGGAGACGGCCGCCGGCGGCGGCTTGCGGGCGGTCGGCGCTGGCGCTGGCTCCGCCGGCATGGGCGCCGACGTGGTCATCATCGACGACCCGTTCGGTTCGCGCGGCGATGCCGAGTCCGAGGCGGGGCGCGAGGCCGTCTGGGACTGGGTGACCAACGACATGCTGTCACGGCTCGAGCCCAACGGTGTGGCCGTCGTGACGCACTCGCGCTGGCACTCCGACGACGTGATCGGCCGGATTCGGTCGGGGCAACTCGGGGAGGGGTGGACGATCCTTACGCTCCCCGCCGAGGCCTACGACGACGGGACGCCCGATCCGCTCGGCCGCGCGCCGGGGGAGGCGCTGTGGCCCGCGCGCTGGCCGCAGGAGGCGCTCACCCAGCGTCGCACCGAGTTGGGCGAGTACGCCTACGCCAGCTTGTACCAGCAGCGCCCGCAGCCGCGATCGGGCGGCATGTTCCCCTGGGCGAAGTGGGTCGAGCTCGACGCCGTGCCGGTCATCCCCGGCCGCGTCGTGCGGTACTGGGATCTCGCGGGCACCGAGCCGCGTGGCGCGTCCCACGATCCCGACTACACCGTCGGCGCGCTCGAGGGCGTGATGAGCGACCAGCGGATCGCGATCCTCGACGTGGCGCGCTTTCGCGTCGCGTCGGCCGAGCGGCTCGCGCGGATGGTGCAGGTCGCCCAAGCGGACCGCGCCAAGTACGGCTCGCGCGTGACGTGGTGGATCGAGCGGCCGACGGGCATGACCGGCGAAGAGCAGAAGCAGGCGCTCTCGAGGGCGCTCATGCACACCGGGATTGCCGTCCACTTCGAAGCGCCAACGGGCGACAAGACGCTTCGCGCCGAACCGCTGTCGGCCGCCGTTGGCGCCGGCAACGTCTGCCTTGCGCCCGAGGCGCCGGGGCACCCGTGGCGCGACGCCCTCCGCGCCGAGGCCGCCGACTTCCCTCGCGGCAAGCACGACGACCAGGTCGACGCCGCGGTCGGCGCATTCGCCAAGCTCACCCTCGCGCCGGTCTCCGGCGCGGTCACCGGGACGTTCAGCCGATGATCCAACAGGACACGACCAAGCCCAACTGGCGGCACCCGGCCGCCGTCGCCCTCGACGTGAAGCGCCAGCGGAGCCGCGACCTGATCGCCGGCACCGACGCGATCCACGCCAACGCGCTCGCGTACCTGCCCAAGTGGCCCGGCGAGGACCACGAGAAGTACCAGCACCGCGCGAAGCTCGCCGAGCTGTTCGGGGCCTACGCGCGAACCCTCGACGCCGGCGAAGGCCTCGTCTTCGCGGAGCCGCCGCGCCTCGAGGACGGCGCGGGGCAGGCCTTCGCCGACTTGGCCGAAGACATCGACGGCATGGGCAATGCGCTGCCGGTCTTCGCGCGCACGGTCTTTCACGACGCGCTCGCCGACGGAGTCGGCGGAGTGCTCGTGGATTACCCGACGGTGCCCGACGTGGGGCAGGTCTCACTGCGGCAGGCGGCCGAGCGGGGGCTGCGTCCGTACTTCGTGCGCGTGCCAGCGGCGGCGATCGTCAACTGGCGGGTGACCCGCGTCGGGGCGAACGAAGTCCTGACACTGCTGGTGCTGGCCGATGCGTTCGTGACCGAGGCCGGCTTCGGGTTCAGCGTGACGCCCGGTTTCCGTGTGTACCGCCGGACCGACGTTGGCGTGACGGTCGAGCGGTGGCGCCAGCGGTCGGGGACGACCGACGTGTCGGCCGAGTTCGATCTGGTGCAGGAGCCGACGCCGATCGTCGGGCCGCGCGAGATCCCGTTCGCGCCGTGCTACGGCGGCCGAATGCGCGAGGCGATGGTCGCGGCGCCGCCGCTCGATCAACTCGCCTGGCTCAACATCGGGCACTACCGCGTCTCAGCGGACCACCGGACGCTGATGTCCGTGGCGCACGCGCCGACCGTGTGCGTGGAGAAGTGGCACGACGCGGACAATCCGCCGAAGATCGCGATCGGGCCTTTCAGCCTCATCACGCTGCTCGGCGAGGCGACGGCCAAGTTCCTGCAGGCCGACGCCGACGCGCTGCAGGCGTCCGAGCGCACGATGGAGCGCCAAGAGCAGCAGATGGCCGCGCTCGGTATGGCGTTCCTCGCCCGCGACCGCGCGCGGGACGAGACGGCGACCGGTCGGCGACTGGATGCGGCGGCCGATTTCGCGACGCTCGGCACGGCCGCCGATGGCCTGAAAGACTGCCTCGAGCGTGCATGGCAGTTCGCGGCCGACTTCCTGTCGATCCCGCGCGAGCAGGCGCCGGCCGTGGCGGTGAGCACGACCTACGACGAATCGCGCCTCGACGCGCCGACTATTCTGGCGCTCTCCGCGCTGGCCGAAAAGGCGCAGATCTCGGTGCGCACGCTGCTCGAGGAGCTGCAGCGCGGGCGCGTGCTGTCCGAGGCGGTGGACCTCGACGAGGAAGAGGCCGAGGCGCTGGCCGCCAAGGCGATCGAGCAGGAGCGGCAAGCCGAGGCGGCGCAGCAGGCCGCCGCCCGGCTCAGCGCCGCCGGCTCAGGCGTCTGACCATGCCGTCGGCGAACGCGATGCAGAGGTCGGTGCGCTCCTCGACCGGGACCCCTTCGGCCTCAAGCGAGCGCCGGTACGCCGCGACGACGCGGCCGAGCTCGCGCGCGAAGGTCTCCCACCGCTCGACGGCGGCGGGGGACGGGATCTCGGGGAGTTCGGCCATGACCGGACGCTAGAGTGACCCCGTCCCAACGGGAAGCCCTTGCCCGCCTTGAGCGGCTGGCCGCCGGCCTCGCACCGGCGCTCGCGGCCACCTTCCGGCGCGTCCTCGCCACGATCCGCGATGCCGCGACGCTCGACGCGCTGGCGGCCGCCGTCGAGCAGGGCGGCGCCGACGCCGTGGTCAACCTGCTGCTCTCCCTCGATACCGAAACGGCCGCGACCGCCGTCTTCGCGCGCGGGCTCACGCCGGCCGTCGTGGCGACCGC